GTGCATCTAATTGATATAATTTTTCAGCCCCAACAAAAGTTTTACCAAGGCCCATATCCAAATAGTAAGCGCACTTATTAAAATTTTCCGTTTCTTCTAATGCCTGTGATTGATGTGGATAAAGTTTAATTTTTATCACCTGACTTAACCCTATAAGGTAATACTATTCCAGCAAACTCATTGCCTTCTTGCGTAAACATTCCTATAGGTCCAATTTCACCATTAAACTTAAATTCCAGATTTCTTCTTTTGAAATAGCCGTAATAGTTATAATTAATTGCAACATCACCTATATCTGTTTCAAGAACTATTATTTTATAAGTAGCATCAAGAAAGTGGAATTTGTTGCTTTCACCGCATTTATAGTTATCAATGTCTGTCAGGCCCTCGAACGTGTTATCCCTCAGTTCTCTTCTATTAATCAGTTTTTTGTGCCTATTAACGTACCCAGTGGTGGCCAGGTCTTCTCTTAAAAAGAAGAATTCTGTTCCAATATAAATTTTTTCGTTAATCTTTACTGTTAGAGCTCTGTAATGATTTTTTATAACTTGGGCAGCTGTAACTTTTTTTAGTGGTATTTCTGTAACTTGCTCCATCCTCTATCCTCCCTATTTGACTTATTTCCCACTCTATAGTAAAGTGAAATTGAAGTAATTTGCATTTGGACCCTCTGGCAAGGGTTCTTTTTTCATTTCCACAACTTTTTAAATTTGTACAATCCCTCCTTTGTAGGTCTTATACCTTTTTCCCTGCATACTCGTATATATTCCAAAAGTACATATATACTCATGCCTCCAGCTCCTTTCTCAATCTTTCCAGCCCTTCTTTTTGCCTGTTAATAATGGTTGTGTGTGATATCCCTAATATTTTCTCAACTTCCTTTATTTTCAAGCCCTTTATATACCTTAGAACTAAAATCTTTCTTAACTTTAGAGGCAGATTATGGAGAATTATTCTTAAATCTACATTGTTATAACCCTTTTCCTCATATGGAAGACGTTCTTTTAATGTGGTACCCCTATCAACTACACATATATCCAAAGACTCTGGTGAGCGTGATTTTCGGTTTCTCTCGTGTGCTGTTCTAGCTATATACCAGCCATCATCCCGCATAAAGTTTAAAATGCTAGCTTTAATTCTAAAATGTGCGTAAGTGATAAATTTGTAACCTTTTGATTCATCAAAATCCTTAATGGCTTTCATAAGCCCAACATAGCCTTCTTGGAATAATTCCTCATAGTCATACTTAAAATAGAATTTACGGTATATCCCCCATGTGATTTTATGAACCAGAGGTGTATACTGTTCTGCGTCAATCAACTTTTACTCACCTACCTTTAGCGGTCTTAGTTCATAGTGCTTCACGTCATCTATGACCTCCAGGTCTATCACATAGGATTCGTGAGCTACTACAGTTCCAATCTCCGTAAATCTGGTATACAGTGTTATAAAAATCGTATCCGGTAGGTCCTTTAATTTTGTGGCCTCTACTTGTGCAACCCGATCCTTTTTGAGTTGGAAATCATTTATAGTGACCTTACTGTTAGACGGAAATTGGTACACTTTTGGCACTCCCGGTTTAACGTCCTCCACCTTAAATATGAGTTTAATCATTGTTTTCCCTCCTAAAATAAAAACTTAATAATAATTCTTTTTTATCCACTGTCTAAACGTACCTATTTCGCACGTCCTCGGAAGCCCCGTGCCATCTTCGTAAGTTACTCTGACAGCATCCGAATTTTCTGTAACTGCCAACACTGTTCTCCAATTGTCTGCAAAATTCTTATATGTCTTGCCAACGATAATTTTTATTGGAACTTTTTTATAAATTTTCTCTCACCTCCTACTTTCTAAAAGCTTTCCTGTATTCATCCAGTGCCATATGCTTTATTTTCTTTGCATATTTTTCAGCGTCCACGTGCGACATATTGAAACTCTCTGCTATAGTTATAATTAGCTCGTGCATTGCATTGTACTGTTCCTGCATCTTAATCACCTGCCTTATGAATTGCTATGTAGGCTAGGCTTCTTTAAATTCAATCTTTTCTATCTTCATAAATAAATTCAGTTGTAAACATCTGTACTTTTGCTATAATTTGTTTTAATTGAAATATCTCCTTATTTTTTGAAGACATAACTTCTTCTAGTTCCTTAACCCTTCGCTTTAATTTTCTTTCCAACGGTGTTGGAATATCTCTTTCATCAAATTCCGCTTCATCTTCTATTGCTTCAATTGCCTTTATAGGAAATCTATTTCGATTTGTCTTAAGATGGGGAAGCTTACCCGCGCTGTTGTCTTCATATATTTTAGACAGGCTCACTTGCCACCTATCTGCAAGCTCTTGAGGTTTTAATACTGCTGATTTTATTTCGCCCATTAATTTGTCACCTCCTTAAGTTCATCAGGGAAAAATACTTCTGGCGCTGTCTTGTCCAATGCATTAGCAAGTTTAATCATTACCACTCTTGTAGGATTATTTACTTTGTTGTTTTCAAGATTACTAATGTATCCAACTGCTATATTGGTTATATCTGACAATTCCCTAACCGTCAACTTCTTCATTAGTCTATATTCTTTAATTTTGTTCATTTAACCACCTCCTTTGTTTGTTATTTATCATTCAACGTAATTGAATTGTATCATATTCAGCGTTATTGAACAAACTTTATATTCTACCATATTGAACAGCTAAAGTAAACTATTCTTCAATACCATTGAATAATTAAAAATTACTTATTTTTTCATTGACATTGAACTTTTAAAATGGTATTATTGTTCTATGGAAATGAACAGGAGGAGAAAATGTTAGGAGATAATATAAGAAAAATAAGGAAAAACAGACACATAAGTGTTAACAAACTTGCAAAAATGTCAGGTATTTCACTTGGATATATAAGTGATTTGGAAAATAATAAGTTTACCAACCCTACGGTTGATAAACTGAATAAAATTGCCGATGTCTTAGAAGTAGATATTAAAGATTTATTTACTGAAGATCAAGTCTCAAGGGCAGTTAAAAGTATGGTAAATATACAAGATATGTTAAATGAACTGAAAACTAAAGAAAATATAAATGATAGCATATATAATATTACTGCAAAATTCGACAACGAAAAATTCACAAAAGAAGAACAGGAAGAGATAACCAATTTTATCAATTATGTAATTTCTAAAAGAAAGTAATTTATATTGGAGGCGGCGTGAATGCAGTACAATATAATCTACAGAGAGAAAAATGGTGGTTGGCAATATATAATTTCCTATAAACTTAACGGCAAATGGCGGCAAAAAAGCAAGCAAGGGTTCCCACTAAACAGGAAAGGTAAACAGCAAGCAAAAGATGCTGCTATAAAAGAATTGGATAACTTAAAAAGCAATCCGCAAATAAGTTCTGATCTCGAAGGAGCTACATTTGGAAAACTAAGAGAAATATATATACAACATTGTAAGCTATATTATAAAGCCTTTAAGAGCATAGAATCAGCGGATATTGCCTTAAGAAAATTCAAAGAACTCGATGATATTGAATTTACTAAAATAAAGGTATCAGACATACAAGGTGTAATTGACAGTTTTATCAAAGATAAACTCAAACCTAATACTATAATTACTTATTTTAAATACCTAAGAATTATGTTTAATTATGTAAAAGAACAATACGGCATAGCCCCTAATATAAAGCTTAAAGATGTAAAATTGCCTAAACCAGAAGAATCAACCAAAAGAGCTTTAACAATCAAGGAAACACAGGACGTGCTTAATATGTTTAGAGATACGCCTGAATATCTATTCGTTTTCCTTGCAATTAAAACAGGTATGCGTAAGGGAGAAATTCTGGGTCTAACTTGGAACGATATAGATCTCCAGAATCGCATAATTCGCATTAATAAACAGTGGAAAAAAGATAAAAACAATGTGTATGATTTTGGAGATTTAAAAGGCAAGAACTCTTATAGAGATTTACCTGTTTCAAAAAAAGTTATAAACGAAATTCTTAAGTACAGGAAGGTAATAAACATAAACGGAGGAAATGACAGAGTTATAAAACTAGAGTATAATCAATACCGTAAAATAAACAGGAAGCTAAAAAAGAGATTTGATATATCTATCCATGAGTTAAGACATACTTATGCCACAAAATTAATATCTAATGGAATGGACTTTAAAACTGCCGCATTGTTTCTTGGCCATGATGTTAGACAAACAGAAAAAACATATTCACATGTAAATAAAGATATGCTTGAAAGTGCTAGGAAATTAATAGATATTTTATTCTAAAAATAAATTTTTGACGTATTTTTGCCGTTTCAGAAAGAATTCGCTTAATACAATTATTAAATAGGGTATTGCACCTTACGTAACGTAATATCTCTTATTAAAAACATTTTTCATAAAACTCCTGAATTTCCATATATCAATTGTTTTAAATATTTTGTCTGCAAATATCATCTTGGATTTTCCAGAGTTATTTGCAGATTTCTTTTAAATTTTTGACACATTTTTGACGTCAAAAGATATTGGTTATTTCCTCATTAACCTTAGTTATAAAGTTTTTAAATATCATATTTTGTTTTTTTAATTTAATATTCTCATTTTTTAACATATCATTTTCTTCATGAAGTTTATCTAACTCTTTGCTTTGAATTTTAGTTTTCCATATTATATATTCAACCTCTTTCCCATTTAATTGCTTCAAATCCAACTTATTTAATTCTTCTTTGGTCATATTATATTCCCCCTATTAAATTTATCTTTATTATAATGCCTAACCACTTATAAAGAACTTTTTTATTTCTTGTATTTTCCCCCACTTATTTCTTCAAAATTTCTTTTTTATTTCTTATATAATACCACTTTTAACCATATAAAGCAAACATACGTTCGATATGTTAATTCTCTATGAATTACTTGCCTACATTATATACCCGAATGCGGTCGCCGCGCGCGACCAAGCAGGAAAAATTTCCCGACATTTTCCAGCATTTTAATATTTATTTTTTGGGTAATTTTATTGTATTATGAAATTAATGTCGAAATTACGGAGGTAAATATTAGAATGATACTTTTAATTAAAAAATATAGAGTTAGTAGAAAAATGTCTGTAAGAAACTTAGCTTTTTTAGCACACTGCTCCCATAGTTATATAACGGAATTAGAAAACTATAAAAAAAAGAATCCTGATTTAGATATAATAGATAATATAGGACATGCGCTTAATATGTGCCCCATAAGGCTGTTTGGAGGCTGTCATGGGCATTTATGTTATCCAAGGTGCTATTACTATAGTAAGAATTTTTTTGGCTAATATGACGTCATAACGGTATGAAGCCACTTTTATATTCTGTAGTATTGGGAATATGAGAGAGGTGCATTTTATGAACGAGAAAACTACTGTTTACATAGAACCTGAACTAAAAGAAGCCGTAAAAATACAGCTTATAAGGGATGGAGAAAACCAAAGTTTAAGTAATTTAATAAATGAACTGCTTAAGAAATGGATAAATAAAAAAAGAATAAAATAAATACTAAGGAGCTAACAACTTTCGTTTAGCTCCTTACTTTGGTAAAAGATAACAATTTAAAACATAGATTGTGATGTATTATACTATAATAATTTGAGCAATAGAGAACTTCTGGAAATAATATTTATCTATACATTAGTTTTTAATTTGCTTTGATTCTTCTTAACAAGTCCCATTATTCCAGGTATTATTAAAAGTATTCCTGAAAGAATGTAAAAGTATGATATGCATATTATTCCTCCTATAGCCGCAATAGTCATAAATAATCCGCCTAATTTGCCCTTGGTTCTAACAATTACTGCTCCTACAATACCCAACACAGATAATAGTATAGCCCCTATTCCTAAATTAGAGACCGTACTAGCTCCATCTGCGCTAAATGCAGAAGCTAGCCCTCCAACGGTCATTGCCATTATCCCCGCTATAATTCCAAAAATACCTCCAATGAGTCCTAAAACAAATTCAACTGTTCTTTTATCTTCCATAACAATCCCTCCTTATTTTAACTCCATTTGAGCTTTACTTTCTACAACCCCGTTATTAAAAGTTACATTCATATTGGCGCCACCGGCATTAATCCATTCATATATTTCTGTTTTGGAATCTAATATTATCGACAAAGAAGTAAGTTGGCCATCTCCTAATATTCCTTTAACCTGGTCATAACTCATGCCATTTTTAATTTGATTATACTTGTCCATAGTTACCTTTGCATCCATGCTTTGTAAAAATGCCTGTGTCTTATTTATAACTTTGCCACCTTGTAATGTTATGGATAAGTTACTTCCATCACTATTCTGCCATCTATAGGTTACAGTCTTAGCGTCTCCATCTCCTGTAGAGGATTCTTCTGTTCCATCTCCTAGAATAGCTTTTACTTGGTCATACGTCATACCCATTTCTATCTTTAGGAATTTCTCATAGCTATATTTCTTCTCTGTTATCTTAGGCCTTGTATTAGTAGATTCTGTTGTATTTTTATTATCCTGTTTTGTAGAGTTAGTGGTAGCTGTCTTATCATCTCCACCACCGTTCAAGGCTGAACCTATGGCACCTATTATTATAAGAACCAATGCAACAGTTATTATTTTGTGTCGCATAAAAAAATTCTTTTTCTTCTCTTCCAAATTAATTCCCTCCCCATATGTATATGATAACTTCATTGTAGCAATTCTGTAACATTTTGTCCATATTTAGACATAAAAAATAAACCCTACCAGGTTTTAATCCCAGTAGGGTTTTAATTATTTCTGTACCGGTTGAGTAGATGCGGGAGCTGTTGTGCTTTGTGCTGTAGCCACATCTGCAATATCTTTTCCTTCCGTAAATGCAGGAGCCAGTATACCACTGCTCTTAACTTCTGCATTTATCTTGCCGCAAATAGTTTCACGAAAATGATTAAGTTCTTCTTGAGTTATTTCTGGGATCTTTTCAACAAGCAGTTTGTCAAATTCTTTCCTTTTCTGCTCCCCTGCTGCTGGGATAAATTTAAACTGCTGTTCCACTACATAGAATATATCCTGTGCAAGTTTATAATCCTTATTGTACTGGTCTACCCCCAGCTGATTAATTAAAGCCTCTCTTTTCTTTTTCAGATAAGTGACACCAACAGCAATAAAATAAGAGGCCAACGCTCCTGCAATACTTAAAACACCTTGTGCAATTATACTTGTTACATTTTCCATAATATATTACCTCCATAAATTTAAAATAATCTCTTAGAACCGCCTTGGCCTTTGTTGTTATTCCAATATACTTCTGGTGCTCCACCTTTTCTAATTGTTAAATAGTTTCCCCTGTCAAGATGTATTGACATATCACCATCAGTACGAGCTTCTATATAAAACTTTCCTAGTATCGGGAATATATTAGGCCCTGTAGGAATGCTTGTATCATATTTTGGTGCCATCTGTACTTGTGCAACTGTGGCTTGTGCTCCGCTTGATACTGTTTGTCCTGTTATGCCTTTTACTATAGCGGTAGCCAATTTTTCAGGATCGTATTTGTTGCAATCATTTCGATTGTCACAGAAGAACGGTTCAACCAGGATTGCAGCCATATTTGTATGCCGAAGTACATATAACCCAGGTTGACTTTTTGCTCCCCTATTTGTCAATTCTAGAGCTGTAGAGATTTCTGCAGATACCCTGGATGCATAAGTCTGTCCTGCTGCACTTGCATATTCAACCTCACAGCCTGTTGCCTTGTCAATTTGAAATGCATTGACATGAAAGCATAAATGCAGCTGTGACCCATAATAATTAGCTTTGTTGACCCTGTAAGCAAGACTCTGTCCAAGTGTAAGTGCCGGACTTGCAGGTGGTGTACAATTGTAGCAAGTATGTCCAAGACTTTGTAATTTTTTTATAGCCAGTTCCCCATATTCCCTACAGTCATGCTCTTCATTCCTATAGCCGCTTGCCCCTCTGTCTTGCCCGGTCCCATGCCCAAAATCATAAGTAATTACCATTTTAATTTTCCTCCTTTTCTATAACATCCAGTCTTTTATGAGCGGATTTTGCGGACTCCTCCACTCTGGCCACCCTCTCTATCAGACCGGATATTTTTCTGTTCTGATCCTTGATCTCCAGCTTAATGTCATCTACGCCATTGCTGATATAATTCAGGCGCATTTCTACCTGTGTATCCTTTTCAGTATCTTCTTTCAGTTCATTTTTACAGTTCCTCAGATTCGTTTCTTTGAATGTTTTGAATCCTATTATAGTACCAAGTACAGTGCATACAGCACCAACTATAGTACAAACTAAAGCTATACCAATATCATTCATGTTCTACCTCCTTAAATTTTTAACATCCAATGGGGAAAATGAGTTTCCTTCCTTATCCACAAGTTATACCTCCGGTGTATTTGGCATATGACTTGCTACATAATCCTCTACCCATTCTCTGGTTGCAATAGGCTCAAGATTTATGGATCCACCTGTCTCGGTTAAATATGTTGCAACACTGCCGCTATCATCAAAAATGTATAGCCCTGGTCCGAACAAATCCGGTTTATCTCCATATATCCCTGCTTTTACTTTATTCGTGCTATTATGCACCTGGACAACCCCATAGTCACCATTTTTTACAATGCCTAAATCCACTCTCTTTTTAGAAACATAATCATTATAGAGATTTATTGTGCCACCTGTATTATCCGCTGAACCAGATTCAGAACCAGCAGAAACATTCAAATTGCCATTGTTGTCGAATATTTCAAAAAGTCCACCTTTATCATTTGTGGTATTTATAATAACAACTTTCCCGTCCTTGGTCAGCTGCTGTATTCCATCCATGGTAAGAGTACTATTTTCGATATCCACGAAAAACATTTTCAGATTTCTAATTACATCTTCTATGGAAATACCCTCTGTGGCGTTCAAAGTGGTTACAAACTTCCCGTCTCCGCTTACAATGCGTATTCCAAAATCATCCCCTACCTGCACGCCGTTATGGACACTGTTGTTGCTTATAGAGTCTTTTCTTAAATCATTTATGCTACTAGTCCCAGTTACGGGTTTATTTGCTATCTCTATTGTCGGGTTATAGGGTTGTAATAAATCCAGATCCAAGCTTACAATTTTATAGGTATCATCCACATTTAGTACGGGGTTAATTAAATGCAAATTAGTACCCAGCTTGAACATTTTTGCATCTGTCCCGGATATAAAGCTTAAATCCAGCGCCTTGGTGCTTAGTAAATATTTTGGCTGTGTGTTGCTCGGTAAATCCTTGACGGCTTTGTTAAATAGCTCTTGTGCATCTGTTATATCGGAATATTGGACTGTCTTTTCAATCACACCATACAAGTTTCTGGCATTGCTATCCTCTATATAATCAATGCCGCCATTTACAGATTCTATTGTAAGGTTGTTTGCCCCTAATGGTATTACCCTGGTACCCAAAGAAGTTACATCTTTTTCTTTTACCATTTCACTCATATTTTTGCCAAGACGAACCTCGACAGTATCGGCAGTGAAATTTTTTAACCAATCTAAATATAGTACTCCTGATTCTTCTCTTACCCTTATGTTACCGCCTATATTAGATTTATCCTTTACAGTCAAGATAGTGTTCAGAGTAGTGTCGAAAGTACAGGTATAAGCTACGCTTCCAGTTACATCTATATTGCCAGGATATATTTTCTTAGTGTCCTCAACTTTATTGTTGTGTTTGGTCAATATCCAGTTTATAAAGCCTAACGGATTACCTAGATAAGTTTCAGCCCTTGTCTTGGTGTCGTTTAAATAACTTAAGGCTCCTTCACAGACAACGTCTTTAAAAAATTTCCCAGAGCTGTCCATCTGTGGCGACACATCTAAAACCCTGCCAGTAAATCGTATGGTATTGTCTCGGACGTCTATTACCTTTATTCTGGTGGATAACTCAAACAACTGATCATATCCTGGATTATCAGGGTATATGGAAAAAGAGAGGTTCTCAACTTGAGATAGCCCCTCTTTTAATGACAATTTATTCAGATACGGTAAATCTTTGTTGGGTAATGGATAATGTATTACTATTTCTGAATTGCCGTTTATTGCTATTAGTTTATAAATGGTATCATCTCCTTTCATGGCGTTAAAAAAAGAGCTCTGGATTTCTCCAAAACTCTTTGTCTGCTTAGTTCGCAAAATTATTCTATTGTTTATTAAAATTAAACTGTTTGCCCTTCTTCTAATATATCTATACTATCCTTGTATTCATCTAACGTTTTTAAATAGTAATATCCTTGTTTAAATATATTTTTAGAATCATCTTCAACATTTGGAATGAAATTATAAAATTTTTGTTCCAAATATCCTTTTCCATCCTTAAAATCTTGTTGTGACACATAAGAATTAACAGAGATAGTTATATTGCTTTTATATCCACTAACTGTATCTATTCTTATATATGCATTTTGAACCTGCAATCCATTATTTAATGTTACTGTTTTTTGTAAAGCCATAATTTAACATCTCCCTATGCACTTATTTGATTAGTTTCTTTCCAAACACCAGGTGAACCAGCTGTAACGCAAACATATTCTGAATACCCTCCCGCACTTGTTGAATAATTTGGCAACTTATCCCCTCTATTCCATGTACCATTTGATGGTATTCCTAAACCATATAATAAGCTAGTTACAAGTCCTTTATTATTTGTAATTATAGGGTATGAAGCAAAGGATGCCGCGGCGATACCATTTAATACATATGAAGAATTTTGTTGCGCGTTTATAATATTTAGCATACAAGTAAGGTTACTTAGAAGATATTTAAATAAACATAGTATTACAGAGTTAGTATTATTTACAATATTTTTATTTAATTTTAATTCTGAACACGCTGCTTGTAATACAATTAAATTTTGCATTTCACTAGCAGTATCAGTACCATTACAATCAAAATAATTGCTTTCAATAGTTCCATGAGAGCAACCATCAACTATGATTATCGCAGGATGAGTTGACGTTCCCAAATAAATCTTATTTGACGATATTGTAAAATAATTAGGTTGCCAATCAAAGAAAATATAAGTATCTGTAGTATTATTCTTAAATATATTATTAGTTATAGATATATTAGGAATACCTCCAACAAACCATAATGAACTATTATCAAATATATTATTTTTAATTATACAACTATTCACTGATTCTAATCGTGATTTACTTGATGTATCTTTAGAAAAGAATGTATTTGATATTATCTGTACATCTTTATTAAATCTTAATGAAAGTGGAACGGCATCATTAAATTTATTACCTTTTATAAATATGTTCGTTCTTGCTGTCTCTGAAACACTTCCGATACCAACATTTGTGTAAAAATAATTATTTTCAATTGAAATATTGTTTTTATCTATTAAAATTGCAGTACTTCCATAAAACCAATTTTGTTGTATTATTACATTTTTACCAGACGAATAAGCAGTTAAAGCAATACCAGAATAATAAGTACCGTATCCTGCCTGTGGTGCTTTACCAATATTATCATCATCGAAATAATTGCCAATAATTATACAATTATCATTATCTTTACTATTATGAGCACCTACAGTACCTAAAATACCAGTGCTATAATTTAAACCTATATGGCAATGTATAAAAGTATTAAATAATATTTTACATTTTACAGTACTTTCTAAATGACATCCTTTTGTATACCCATATACATAATTATTTTCAAATGTGTTATCAAAACCATCATGATTATTAAAATCAGCTATATATGGGTGCAAATTATCATCTACATCCATTGGGTACTCAAATTCCAATCCACTTCTGCCACAAGGTAACCCGAACGGGTCTTTACTTAAGGTTGTCGTTGTACTAGGGTCTAAGTGAGTTAGATACGTTCTTTTATTAATAATAATATTATCTTTAACTGCTGTTGCAAAACTTCTATAAAAAATCATTCCATCACCAAAATAATCATATCCATCAAAAGTAGATGTATTATTCTGTACTATATCACCACCACTACAATCAAGTAAAATATTATTATATATTTTACAGTAAGCAGTTGCTAATAATCGTATGCCATCGCCCCATATATCGTTAAATATACAATCATGTACATTTAAATAACCTATATATGTTCCTCCAATACCTATACCATGTGTATTCCAACTTGGGTCTGGATTAGTGAGAAAGGGTTCTTCTTCTGTTCCGCCTTTGCAACTTTGCGCTGTAAAGTCAATCATTAAACTGGAAATGCCTACATGTTCAGTAGGAGTGCTTACAGTCCCCTTATCTAGTGATATACAAGTGTTATTAAAATTGGAAAATAATAATTTTGACATATTTTTGTGATAACCTTTTAATGATACATTAGAATATAAATGTATAGTGTTCGTAAGCATATAATTGCCAGCAGGGAAATATACAACTCCACCACCCTTATTATGAGCAGCATCAATAATTTTTTGCACAGATTGAGTATCGTCATGTGCTAAAATTGTGAATTCTTGATCTACATAATATTTTCTATCTGTTGAGTTGAAATAATTTGCGTTTCCATATGCTAGATATCCTAATCCCTTCACATTCATAATATCAGCCATTTGCGAACTAAGTCCATCTATACTTTTCCCTAAATAATCATAATCTATGGAGCCATCAACTTTCACTATGTCATTTCTTGCCATTTTGGTCATCCCCCCCCTTATAGATAGAATCCAAAGTGATTAAATGTTACTGCCGCAGCACTACTAGCTATACTAGATTTGGAATATACATCTATTTGTTTTATATAAGTACCATCTTTAATTAACTGCATCAAATCTGCATTACTTAGAGAAGTTGTTCCTACTGCTATGGCCGTCTTTTCTAATGTAGCGGTAGTTAGATCTCCAAAGGTTATTTTTATAGTGGCTGTTATCGTCTCAGTTCCAAAAGTACCTCCAAATACTACATCTATCCCCATAGGATTAATCGATGTATATCCTGTGGGTGGTGTTAAACTAACTGTGGTACCATTCGTATCAGCAGTTGCAGAAGGATTGGCTGTTACACTTTTTTTATAGTTATTATGGATAGCTAATTTACTGGCTTTTATTCCTGCGTTATCATTTATATCTATATCCTGGATTATTCCAGCTTTAAAGTTACCATTGTTTTCGTGCTTCAGATTAAATTCATCCCATCTAATAGGTTTTTGGGTTACTGTAGCTGGGGCTGTTAATTTCATGTCTCCCTGGTCAATACCCTTAAAACTTCCATCATTATTATGCTTCACAGAAAATTCTTCATATCTCACCGCTTGGCCGCTCTGCGAAGCTTGTGCGTCAAGCCCCATTTCCGCTTGTAAAACAGGAGATTCTAATTTTCTGTTCAATACTTCAGGCAAACTAACTTGCTCACCAATTGCATAGTTTGTTTTACTCATGTTAATCATTTCCTCCTTATGATAAAGTAACGTTGCCCAGTAAAACCGGGTTATGAGGCAATACGAAATTCCCAATAGTCAATCCATTCAAATCTATAGTATTAGGGAACATCTGTTGCCTTAAAGCTGTATCTAGTTGAAAAACTAAAGCATCATAAACAGTACTATTTAACGTATCTATCCATATCCATTCAGCGCCATCATACCTATATAGCTTTCCTGTATCCAATGTCCTAACAGTCCAAAATTTTTGCGGTGTAGGATATGCTGTAGCTATATCATCATAGGTATCCACGGGACTTTTTAAAATCATCTGTGAAGTACTAATCATAGCCAAATATCCGGATACTCTATTATTTTCAGCTTCTACCCTTGTAGATTCATTTGTCTGCCTTGTAGATTCATTAGCCTGTCTAACAGTTTCGCTTGATTCCCTTCCAGTTTCTGCACCTTGCCTTGCTGTTTCACTGGTATTTCTGGTAGATTCATTATTCTGTCGTGTATTTTCATTTTCCTGCCTCTCAACTTCGCTCTGTTGCATATCAGAGAATTGTTTTTTCATATTGGAAAAATCCTGCTCAACTGTATCTTGCCTATTATCTGTATTGGTTTCAAACTGGTTCACATCTCCAGCTATATCTTCAATCCCACCAGCAATATTCTCACGTACATCTTTACCGTGGACAGCAGTTCTTATTTGCGCCGTTCTTTGGCTAACATCAACTGCCACTTGTACCACCTCCTGCATGGCTTGCTACATAGTCTTCTACCCATGCTCTGGTTGCAATAGGTTCAAGATTTATAGCTCCACCTGTTTCAGTTATATAGCTTGCAACACCGCCACTATCGTCAAATGTATATACCCCAGGTCCGAATAGCCTTGGCATGTCTCCATATATTCCTGCTTTTACCTTATTCGTGTTATTATGCACCTGGGCAACTCCATAGTCACCGTCTTTCACAATTCCGAGGTCAACTCTCTTTTTAGATACATCATCATTATATAGATTCAATGTACCGCCTGTATTATCTTCTGAACCAGATTCAGATCCGGCGGATACATTCAAATTGCCGCTATTATCAAAGATTTCAAACAAGCCACCATTATTGTTAAATGTATTTGTTATTATTATCTTTCCGTTTTTAGTTATCTTTTGTACGCCATCCATTACCAAATTGCCATCTGTATCTATATAGAATTTTTGTATGCTGTCCTTAGTTATTTTAAAACCTTCCTGCCCATTTAAAAGTATTTCTACAGACTTATCATGGCTTATCACCCTAATTCCATATCTATAACCTAGCTGTACGCCACCATAGGTAGCCATACGGTTTATCCCATTAGCTTGCATATCTCCTATAGTATCAGTCAGGCTTGCGGGTTTATTACTTATAGTCAACTTAGGGTCCCATGGTTTAGTTAAATCGGCATCAAGTTCTACTACTTTATAAGTATCATCTACGCCTAAAATTGGGCATACGATATGCACGGAAGTTGCTGTATCTATGCTATCAACAGATGTATTTGCAAGAGTACTTAAATCCAATGCAGATATATCCAAAGCCCCTGCAGGCTGTG